TATGGGGAAGTTGGAACTTTCCAAAATGCTAATATCTAAAAAGAACGAAGTATATTTAAAATTATCTGATGTTGAGCCATCCGTATCTGCTGAACTCAATGATTTCTTTACCTTTGAAGTTCCCGGTTTCAAATATATTCCTGCTTATCGAAATAAAATGTGGGATGGAAAAATTAGATTGTACAATATTGTCACAGGTGAGATATATGTAGGACTTCTTCCCTATATAGAAGAGTACCTTAAAAATAATGGTGAAAATTATGAACTGGAAACCGGAGTTAGAAGTGAACGCACAGTGGCCGGAAGTGTGGTGCAAGGGTTTGTACGAGGACTTAGACCCACACTTAATGGACGACGCATTGAAGTACGAGATTATCAGATTGATGCCATCGCCCATGCTATCGCCACAAATCGTTCTTTGCTTATTTCTCCTACTGCTTCCGGTAAGTCACTAATAATATACTGTCTTGTTCGTTACTACCAGATGATGGAACTGAAAACTTTGATTTTGGTCCCAACAACTTCGCTTGTCGAACAGATGTATAAGGACTTTAAAGATTATGGGTGGAGTTCTGAAACATACTGTCAAAAAATATATCAAGGCCATGATAAAAAAGTAACTAAGGATGTTGTGATATCCACTTGGCAATCTATTCATAGAATGCCCAGACAATACTTTAGACAGTTTGGTGCAGTGTTTGGTGATGAAGCACATTTATTCAAAGCCAAATCACTTACTGGTATTTTAACAAAACTTGATACTTGCAAGTATCGTTTTGGATTGACAGGTACATTGGATGGAACTCAAACACATAGATTGGTGTTGGAGGGATTGTTTGGTAAAGCAAGATATGTTATAACAACTAAGGAACTAATTGATAATAAAACATTAGCTGATTTAGAAATTAAATGTATAGTTTTAAACTATCCTGATGAGGATAGACAAATAGTAAAGGACTTTGAATATGCTGCTGAACTCGAATACATCGTCACTAAGGTTGAAAGGAATATTTTTCTATGCAATCTTATGGGCTATTGCAATGGCAACACTCTCTGCCTTTTCCAGTTCATAGAAAAGCATGGTCAACCACTCTATAATCTAATAAAAGATAAATACAAAGACAGAAAAGTTTTCTTTGTTTATGGTGGTGTCAATACAGATACTAGAGAAGAAATACGGGAGATAGTAGAAAATGAAAAAGATGCCATCATTGTTGCGAGTTATGGGACTTTCAGCACTGGTATTAATATTCGTAACATTCACAACATCGTGTTCGCAAGTCCCTCAAAAAGCAAAATCAGGGTGCTTCAGTCACTTGGGCGGGGTTTGCGGCAACAAGGAGGCGACAAGACCTTACGGCTATACGATATCTCCGATGATCTCTCCCTTGATTCTAAACTCAATTTCACTTTGAGACATTTTAAAGAACGTATAAATATATATCAAGAACAGAATTTCGATTACAAAATAGACAGGATAAAATTAAAATGAACATAGAAAACTATAAGATTTTAAAGCTTGTCAATAGTGAGATGATCGTTTGTGAAATGAACAATGAAAGTCCACAACATTATGAGATCATAAATCCATTGAAAATGGATATCGAGAATAAATCTCCCTCTGGGGAAACACTAAATTTATCGCCATGGCTTCAACACTTCACTGAACAAAAATATTTCAATATCCCTAAATTTCAATGTGTGATTATTGCTGATGCCTCCGTTGGATTGTCCAAATATTATGAACATGTAATTAGGAAGATAAATACCGAATGGAATAATGAAGAAGTTATAAGTTCAGACGAGGACGAAGCTGTGTATGATGATCTCCTAATGGAAGCTAAATCAGACTCTAAACTTATTCATTGACCAAAGCACATACTTAATGTACACCCTTTTTTTGCACTTGTCAATACCCCTAATGAAATATTAAAAGAGACTTGACATTTATAGTCATAACCATTATTATAAGGTATATTAATTGGAGATTTAAATGGCAAAGAAGAAAAGTATTCACTATGTTGACAATAAACAATTTTTACAGGCTATGATTGACTGGAGAGAAAGTTGTGAAGTTGCAGAAACATCAGGGAAAATAACACCGCCAGTTACAAATTATATTGGTGAATGTTTTTTAAAGATTGCAACGCATTTAGCATACAGACCAAATTTTATTAATTACACATACAGAGATGAGATGGTTTCAGATGGTATTGAAAACTGTCTGCAATATGTTAAAAACTTTAATCCAGAGAAATCATCAAATCCTTTTGCCTACTTTACCCAAATCATTTATTACGCTTTTCTTAGACGAATTGCAAAAGAGAAAAAACAAAGTCATGTAAAAAATAAAATGATTGAACGAGAGGCGTATACTTCTTTTACAACTATGGAAGGTGATAACACTAGATATCAAATTGATGGTCTTAATTTATCTACTTTTCTACCAGAAGAAGATGTATATAAACCAAAGAAAAAAGAACCTGCTAAGAAGAAAGGTTTAGAAATTTTCATGGAGAAAGATACTTGAAGGTTGCACTAATTACCGATACTCACTTCGGAGCTAGAAATGATAATTCTAATTTCAATGAATATTTTTTCGAGTTTTACGAGAATCAATTTTTCCCATATTTAAAGGAACATGGTATAACCGATGTTATTCATCTTGGCGATGTAATGGACAGAAGGAAATATGTGTCCTATCGTATTGCTAAAGATTTTCGTGAGCGTTTTATTGATCAATTTGAGAATATTAATTTTCACATGTTAGTTGGGAACCATGACACCTTTTATAAGAACACCAACGCTGTAAACTCACTACAGGAACTTGTAGACGGTAGATACGAGAATATTACGGTATACGAGGAAGCTACTGAAGTTGAGTTTGATGGATGTAAGATTCTGTTTGTTCCGTGGATTAATGCAGATAACATGTCCCATACCACTAATCTGTTGAAAAAATCTGATGCTCAAGTTTGCATGGGCCATTTGGAGTTGAATGGTTTTGAAATGCAGAAGGGTATGTATATGGATCATGGCTGGGACAAACAAGAGTTCAAAAGGTTTGATATGGTGTTGAGTGGTCACTACCACCACAAATCAGATGATGGGCAAGTGTTTTATCTTGGTACACCATATCAGATTTACTGGAATGATTGGAATGATCCAAAAGGATTCCATGTGTTCGATACAGAGAAAAGAGAGTTAGAACGGATTGTGAATCCTCTTACTATTTTCTCTAAGATTTACTATGATGATAGCCAAGAGATTAACCATGATATGTCATCGTATAAGAACAAATATGTGAAACTGGTTGTGGTTAATAAGAAAGACTTATATCAGTTCGATAAATTTGTTGATAAGTTGTTACAGGCAGATTGTCATGAAGTTAAGATTGTTGAAGACTTTTCAGAACTCGACGCAAGCAATGTATCAGATGATATTGTTGAGAATACCGAAGACACGATGACGCTACTGGAACGATATATTGATGATTTGGATGTTACCCTAAGTAAAGATAGACTTAAAAATACAATGAGAACTTTATATACTGAAGCACAAGACTTGGAAATCTAAATGATAACTTTTGAATGCGTGAGATGGCGTAATTTTTTAAGCACTGGAAATAACTTTACCGAAATACAACTAAACAAACAATCAACTACACTTATTATTGGTGAAAATGGTGCAGGGAAATCTACTGTGCTTGACGCACTATGCTTTGGGTTGTTCGGTAAACCTTTTCGTAACATCAATAAGCCACAACTTCTTAATACTGTTAATGGTAGTGCATGTATTGTTGAGGTAGAGTTTAGGGTTGGTGGTAAGAAGGTAAAGGTTGTTCGTGGAATCAAACCAAATGTGTTTGAGATTTATATCAATGGTAAGATGTATAATCAAGATGCAAATTCCAGAGATTACCAGAAGTATCTTGAACAACAAATCCTAAAACTAAACTATCGTAGTTTTACACAGGTTGTTATTCTTGGTTCATCTACATTCGTTCCCTTTATGCAGTTGAAGGCCCGGCATCGTAGAGATGTTGTTGAGGAGATTTTGGATATTCAAATCTTTTCTTTGATGAATATGATACTCAAGCAGAAACTAAAAACAATTGATGATAGTATGAAGGACATTCAGTATAAGGCTGAACTAACTTCAGAAAAGATTTCTCTGAAAGAAAAATATATTGAGGACTTACAAGAAAACAAAAGAAAACTTTTGGTTGAGAAAACAAATTTAATTTCTGGTAATGAAGAAGAGATTTTTAAAAAGAAAAGAAGGATTGCTGATCTTCAAGATGACATTGAGAGTATGCATGAGAAGATATCTGATGCCTCAAAGGTTGAAGAGAAGTTCAATAAGTTAAAAGACATTCAATCCCAACTGAAAGAAAAACATAGGGCCCATAGTAGACTTGTTGGGTTCTTTGAATCCAATGAGGATTGCCCAACATGTCAACAACACATTGATGAGATTTTCAAATCCACTATGGTTGACAAAAAGAAAACTGAAGCTGATAAGTTGTCTAAAGGAATGAATGACCTTAAAGATGAATTAAATGCGACTAAAGCAAAGATTGCTATAATCAATGAAGTTAATCAAAATATACAATCAAACAATGTTGAGATTGCAAAAGAAAATAGCTCTATGTCTCAACTACAAAAATTCAATGCAACCTTGCAATCAGAAGTAGACCATTTAGAAAACGGACATGTTGAGAATGTAGATCATACTGATTTACAAAGGCTAAAAGAGGAGAATATAACTTTTGATGATTTGAAGTCTAAGTTGCGAGAAGATAAAACTTATGCCGAAGCATCCAGAAATATGCTTCAAGATACTGGCATCAAAACTAAAATTATCAAGCAGTATCTTCCTATTATGAATAAGTTGATTAACACCTACCTCACATCTATGGAGTTCTATATTAATTTCACACTGAATGAGAATTTTGAGGAGAACATCAAGTCACGATATCGTGATGAATTTACATACGACTCATTTAGTGAAGGTGAGAAGATGCGTATCGACCTTGCACTGTTGTTCACTTGGAGAGCCGTTGCAAAGATGAAGAACAGCACTAATACCAATCTGCTCATTCTAGATGAAATCTTTGATAGCTCACTTGACGGCACAGGGACAGACGAGTTCCTAAAGATTC